TGGGGCAACTTAAAGGTACTCTGAATAGATCCTTTAGTAAAGTTGCTGTTGCACCTGTACAAGACTTTGCTCCCCCACCACCACAAATGGAGAACGTAGGTATGACATTAATGATGGGCATGGGTCAAGCATTAGGTGCTGGTCTAGAAGGTATGCCTAAGAATACTATGGGTCCCGGAAGTACGCCACCAGCTCAAATTGCTAGTAGCGGATTTGCAGGAGGTATGCCTTATACTGCTACTGTTGACCCTACCTTTGGTCATACTGTTAGAACATTCCAGAGTTATTAACTATGATTCCACAATATAATATATCGGGTCAGTCAGTGAACCCTGAAGAAATCGTGGACATCATTCCCGAACAAGAAAAATCTGACAGACAAATACAACAAAATGAAGAAAGATATTTTCAACAGCTACAACAAGTTGGTGAAGATAAGCTAAAAAATGACGCTAAAATGTTTCAGGGATTAGCTGACCTTTCTTCTACATTTGGTAATTATTTACAAAAGAAACAAGAAAAGTATAGACAAGATAGAGAAGCAGAAATATCTTTAGACATTCTTACTAACGGTATTAGCCCAGAACTGGAAGCACAGTTTAGAGGCGACAAAGAAATGTTATTTGAAGATGATTTAGCTATACAAGAGTTTGCATCTAAAATAGAATCCGAAACCAATGACAGTATCACCGCTCAAGAATTTCGTAAGATGTCTGGTTGGGAAAGGTATATGGTTGCAGAACAATATGCTTTACAAAAAGCTAAAGACTACGATCAGCATGTTTATCAAGCTTACGAAACTACCAAGATAGATGTTATTAGAGATGGTCAATCAGTGTCTGTTGGACATATGGATAACCTATCACTACAAGAACAGGCAGCTTTAGATACAAAGATCAAGTTTGAGTATGCTAAACAGTTTGCAGGACTAAACCCAGCAATGGTAGCTAGTGTAGTTAAACCAGAAATAGATAAGTTTGATGCAAATAGAAGAAAAAAACAAGCTGTAGAAAGAGAAGCTAACTATCAAACAGAAGTAGCAGCTTCTGATAGTAGAATGATACAAGTAGGATTTGTCACTGCTAACCCAGAAGACGGACACCAACTTGCACATGACTGGGCAGCAAGATATGCAGCCAGAAATAGGACTACTATTGGAGCAGGCAGAACAGCTTTTGCAGAGAATTTAGTTAATTTAGTTGAACAAGATGCAATCTCTTATGGTGAAGCTATGTCTATAGTTAATCACGAAATAACAGCTCGTGATGGTTCTACTAAGACTATGGGTTCATGGAAAGAATGGAGCGGTTTACAAGGTGAGTTAGTTTCTGCTAATTCTAAAGGTGTTCAAGCTAGAGAAGATAAAAGACAGGCAGATGTTCTTGCTGATGTAGAAATGATTAAAGGTAATCCTAATGCTACAAACGATGAAAAAGCAATAATGATGAATGCCTACAGACAGAAATATGATGGTTATGTTCCTAACGAAATAGCTGACGCTTTACGCGGACATATGGACGACTGGCAAGCCGAAGATATGATAGAGAAATCAGTACGCTACCAAGGTGGTGTATATGATTTTGAAGCTAAGAATCTTAGTACAGAAATGTACAACAAACATAAAGATAAGATTATATCTAGTGGAGCTATGGTTCCCGGTTCTAGTGACCATAAGTTAGCAGCACAGTATTTACGTGGATATACTAATAGAGGCACAGAAGAATCATTTGGAGAAACAGATACTAAATCACCTGAATGGTTAACACTGTACGGAAACTTAGAAGAAACATTTAATAATGCTTACGCACAAGCTACTGTACGCGATGGCAAAATTGTAGGCAGACCTGAAGATGGATTTAAAGCTGGTGTAGCTGCTGTAGAAACTATTTTAAATAATCCTACCGAAGTATTAAGAATGCAAACTTTTGATACTGAGACTAGCGATGGTTCTTATAGTAGATTAATACAGAATGGTATGACACAATCTGGTGGTGGTAACTGGAAAAAGAAAAAAGTCAGTGCTACTCAAGGTTCACAAAAAGAATTAATTGCTTGGGGTCAAACACCTTTAAAACAATCTTCTGATATACCAGACTACTACAAAGACTTAGCAATGAGAATGGGAGTTAATCCTGTTGACTTAGCTAACTCACAGTTGCAACATGTTACAGGTGAGGAAGTAAAACAAGAAGAGAAAAAAGAAGAACATAGTAAAGAAGTACAAGAACTTGTTTATAAATACCCTACTCGCTCAACTATAACAAGAGCAAGAATTTTACAGGAATTACAAAAACTACAAGAAGACGTTAAAGCAGGCTCTGTAAAAGGTGGTCCTGAACAACCAAACGTTAAAACATCCATTTTTAATAAAAAAGCTTTAGTCAGACAAGACCAGTAACCACGGTTTATTGGCTGTCCCTACAGCTAATATTTACCGAGGTAACTAATGAATGAAGAAAACAACTTCGACCCCACACTAGAAATAGGAGTTTCTGGTGTAGGTTTAAATGAACAGGAAACTGCCGAGGCAGTACAGAACATACAAGCTGCCGATATAGAAAACGGCATCAATCAAAATCTTGAAGAAGAAAAAGAAGTAGTAGCTCAAGAAGCTACAGCTCCAGAAGAAGCAAAAGAAGGTCCTACAGCAGGAGACTACGTAGCCGATACATTTATCGGAGCTGGGTCTGGAGCTAGAAAAGCTGCTAGTAACATCATCACTGCACCTGAAAGAGTTATTGACTTTTTTAATGGAGAGATGGAAGAAGAGATGGCTTCTGAGGAAGGATATCAAACTGAATGGGACCAATTTATGTACGGAGACGGCGACCCTATTCTCACTAAAACATGGTGGGGTGGTGTTGTTGAGTCTGTTGCAGAAGTTGGTATGACTATAGGTCTGACCGGTGGTGCAGGAAAACTTGCCAAGGTTGGAGGTGGAGCAGCAAAGATAATATCTGGAGGAGCTAAAGGTAGAAAAGCCCTTACTCTAGCTGAGACTATGAAGGATGGTGCTTTAATTGGTTTACAATATGACACCTTTGCTAAGAACGAAAACCAAGATAATATAACAGGAACTTTAAAAAAACGTTATCCATGGCTTGATACACCATTTGCTACAGGTGAAACAGACGGACCTCTAATGAGAAAGTTTAAGCACATTGTAGAAGGTATGGGTATAGGTGCTGTGTTTGATGCAACTTTATTTAAGATGCTTCCTGTAGCTAGACTAGCTGGTGAAGCCCTAGGTAAGACAGCTCAGAAAGGAGTAAAAGCTGGTAAAAGAGTTTATGATGAAAGAGGTGCTTTAAAAGATGCTTTAAAAAAAGACCTTGCACCAATACGTTCAGAGCTTTCATCAATAAAAAATGAAGTTCTTTCTGCTAACCCAGAAGATTTAACTGCGCTTGGTAAAGGAGTTAGAAACGTAGCTGATTTAGATATTGATGATTTAAGAAGTAATTTTGCTGAGTACACTCAATCAAGAAGAGATAGTGTAGAAGCACAGGTAAGAGAAGAAGTTAAAGAACAATCAAAAGAAGCTGGCGTTCGTTTTCCAAAGAATGAACCTATTGGTTCTAGAGAGTTAGGTAACTCTACCTCCAGCCACAGTGCTGCTGATGTTGATAAAGGTATAAAAGCAAAGAGAGATAATTGGGGTAGTGAAGATGGTCATGTAGGTTCTATGACATCTAACTCACTGATAGAAAAACTAGCTAATGGAACAGCTACTCCAGTGGAAACAATGAAAAAGATTATGGGTAATTTTAGATCCCAGAAATTTGTCACACAACTAGAAGCCACTGCTAGACAAGAAGGTAAAAAATTACAAGACGTAGTTGCAGAAAATTTAACTGTGTTTAGAGAGATTTATGAAGGCAGAGCTACAAGTGAGATATCTGATAAGGAATTTTTTGAAAGAATTACTAGAGATAAAACACAACTTAAAGCAGCTTTCAAAGACCCTAAAACTGGTAAAATTAGAAGAACTACTATTGGTGAGTATGTGAAACCAGAGTACATAAAAGCATTAGATATGGTCAATGTTTCTTTGTTTAATGACATACAAGCATTAGGAGTAGTAGGTAGAGAATTAGCAGATATAACAAATATTAAAGATGTGGATGGTCCAGCACAACACCTTGTTAAAAAATTAATTGCTGGTCTAAAACTAAGAAAAGAAGCAAGTGCAGAAGTTTCACAACAACTTTCAGAGTTTGGTCTTGGACGAGTAAAAGATGTCAAAAGAGGTCAACAAGTATCAGGCGATTTTAAAACTTATGCTCAGTTTAAGAAAGCTGTAACAGCAAGTAAGAAAGCAGCTAGAGAAGCAAATGAAAAAGCAGTACAAGAAAGTATAGATGCTTTCCGTATGGCTTTAGATTTAACCACCGAAGAAGGTGGGGATGACTTGTTTAAGATTTTATTTGAAGGAATATCTATGGCTGATGGTGTACACACTCTTGATGATCTTGACGTATTTATGCGTAAGAAAATGAGAGGTGGTACTTTCAAAGGTGATAAGAAAATGACTGGTGCATTCTTGAGAGAGTTTGGTACTATGTTTACTCATAGTGTTTTGTCTGGTCCTAAAACACCAATCCGAGCAATCATGGGTACAAGTAGTGCAACATTCACAAGACCTATGGCTATGTCTATAGGTGGAGCAATGGCTGGTGACATGGTTACTTCCAGAGCTGGTTTAGCTTCACTAAATGCTTTGGTACAGACAGTTCCAGAATCTTTTACATTTTTTAAAAAAAGATTAAATAGTTATTGGGCTGGTGATCTTTCTACTATTAAAACTAGATATATAGAAAGAAATGTACTGGATGACCAATGGCAATTTTACGGACATTGGGCAGAAACCAGAGGTACTGTAACAGATAAAATTTTGTATCGTACAGCTAACATGATTAGAGGTTTAAATGATAGTAGTCTTTTAACTTACTCTACTAAAATCATGGCAGCTACTGACGATGCTTTCCAATTAATGATAGGTAGAGCTAGAGCTAGAGAAAAAGCATTCTTAGCTGCTGCTGATAAAATGGGTGATAGTAACTTTGCAAACTTTGATAATAAGTTTTATCGTGACATGGAAGATAACTTTAATAAAGAAATCTTTGATGAAAACGGAATGGTTACAGATGCTATGGCTGAGTACAGTAGACAAGAAGCTACACTTACAGCTCCTTTAACAGGATTTGGTAAGAACTTATCTAAAGCATTTGATGACGCACCTTGGGCTAGACCTTTCTTCCTATTTGCTAGAACTGGTATTAATGGTTTAAACTTAACAGCAAAGCATACTCCCGGTTTTAATTTCTTAGTTGACGAATTTAACCAAATAGCTAAAGCAAAGGTGCCTACACCTGAACTACAACAATTTGGTATTCATTCACAACAAGATTTAATTAATGCTAAAGCTATCCAAAACGGAAGATTAGCTATGGGTACAGCAGCATTAAGTATGGCAAGTATGGCATATCTTAGTGGTAACTTACATGGCAATGGACCTACAGATAGGAAACAAAGACAAGCATGGATGGACATGGGATGGAAACCAAGAACTATTAAAATTGGTGACGTCTGGGTTAACTATGATGCCTTTGAACCTTACAACCAAATACTTGCATTAGTAGGAGATATAGGAGATCATAATGAACTTATGGGTGAAGAATGGACAGAAGATAGTTTATTAAAATTATCTATGGCATTAGCTAATACAGCTTCAAGTAAGTCTTATTTAGCTGGTATGCAGTCATTTGTAGATTTGTTCTCTGGTAAACCCGGACAACAGAATAGAATCATTGCTTCATTAGGTAATAACACAGTACCTTTGTCTGGTCTTAGAAATGAGATAGGTAAAGTACTTACTCCTTACACAAGAGAACTAGGTTCTGACATAGGAAGTGCTATAAGAAATAGAAATTTATTAACTGAAAGCATTGCATCAGACCCATTACCTATAAAATATGATATCTTAACTGGTAGACCTATTAAAGACCATGACTTTGTTACTCGTATGTTTAATGCAGTATCTCCAGTCAACTTTAATTTAGATTATTCTGTAGGTAGAGAAATGTTATTTGACAGTGGGTATGATATGAGAACTTCTACATACTCAGCTCCAGACGGTACAGATTTATCTGACAGTCCAAAAGTTAGATCAATGTTTCAGAAAGCTATAGGAGATCAAAACTTATTAGCTAAGTTTGATTCTATGGCACAAGAAGAATCTATAGCAGTGTCTATGGCAGAAATGAAATGGCACAAACGAAATGGTATGAAAGATGTTGACCCAAAATCATTCCCTCATTACAAACGAATTGCAAAAACGTTTGACCGAGCTAAGAAACGAGCTTGGGCAAGCATTAAAAAAGATAACGACGTCCAAAAATTGTTACTCGAAGAAAGAAATCAAAAATTAAAAAACGTAAAAGCAAACAGAGGCACAATAGACAAAATCCTGGAGATGCCTAAATAATCCACCCGTCAAATTATCCCATAGATAAATGGCGACAAAAACTGAAGAATTTTTAACAGGAACCGGTACTACTATCGGTTTCCAAACACAATACATAAATGAATCTGACATCAAAGTCAGAGTTGACGGAGGATCTCCTTTAACCTTTATAGGTACTACAGGAACTCCAACAACAGGACAATATAAAATAGCTGCTAACAGCACAACCATTACTTTTGGTGATAATCAAAACGGTAAAAGTCTACACATATATAGTGAGACAGATGTAAGTGGACCTACAGTAACCTTTACTCCCGGTTCATCTATCAAAGCTGCGGACTTAAATGCTTTAGAAACTTTAGTTAGACATGGTATTCAAGAAAGTAGAAACGACATCATTGAGCAGGACCTTAGAGACGGACAAGTTACATCTGCTAAAATATTAGATGGAACTATAGTTGATGCTGATATTTCAGGATCTGCTGCAATAGCAAATACAAAGATAGCTACTGGTTTATTACCTAGTGGTATCACAGTTAACTCAGCAAACATAGTCGACGATTCTATCGTCAATGCTGACGTAAGTCCAAGTGCAAATATACAAGGTTCTAAATTAGCTGACGATTCAATCGCAATGACTAAGTTAGGATCTGGAGCACTTCCTACAGATATAACTGTTTCTGGAGACAACGTAGTTAACAGAAGTATTAAAGAAGAAGATATAGAAGTAGGTACATTAGACAATAGGTATTACACAGAGACTGAGCTAGACGCCGGTCAACTAGATAATAGATACTACACAGAAGATGAGCTTCGTATTAATGGTGCTATTGATAGTAGATATTACACCGAAGCTGAATTAGATGCTGGACAGTTAGATAACAGATATTTTACTGAAGGTGAACTAAGTGGTGGTTCTCTAGATACTAGGTACTACACAGAAACTGAGCTAGATGCTGGTCAGTTAGACAATAGATACTTTACTGAATCTGAGCTTAACGGTGGTCAACTAAATAATTTATACTTTACAGAATCTGAAATAACTGGTGGTGCTGCTGATGGCAGATACTACACAGAAACTGAGCTAGACGCCGGTCAGTTAGACAACAGATATTTTACAGAAACTGAACTTACAGGTGGATCATTAGACGGAAGATACTACACAGAAACAGAAGCTGAAGCTTTATTCCTCAGACAGGATTCTTCAGAAACTATTGCTAGTGGAGTTACATGGTCTAACTCTGATACACACGTAGCTACAACTGCTGCGATCAACGCAAGAATCATTGACCTTGTTGATGATGTTGGTGGTTTTACAGTTATTGCAGACGAACTAAATTTTCCAGATACAAACCCACAGGGTTCTACAGGTCAGGCAGCGATATTAAGTATTGGTTCTTTGACTACTGGATATACTCGTACTGGAACTACTGTAACTATTGCTAACGGAACAGTTGCTCCCAATAACA